ATCTAACCTTGCTTCCGGCATTTGTTTTCACCTCCCATGATAAAGACGATGACCGCCCCCCCATGAGAGAAGCGGTCACTTATTCTTGCTGTTGCAGTAGTTCATAAATTCCTCATCCATCTGCTGAATGATATACAGGAGGTCTGCCCTCTCGTTCATGTCAGTAATGCCGTAATACTCGCAGTAGCTCTTGACCTCTGAGATCGGGATAGCAGATATCCCCATCCCTGACGGCCTACTTCGCGACAGGTCCGTGAATACTTTCATGTAATGGGATTCCACGAAGGTCAACGGAGGCTCGTCTTTCAGTGCTTTTGCGTTTGGGTCAACTTCTCGTAGCTGTTTAGCATGACGCGCCCACTGTAATTGCCACGTGAGCGCGTCCCTCAGTTTTTTGCGGTCGCCTCGATGTTAGAGACAAGGAATGTTGAATACCTCTGTGCAAGCGGGTACAGCTCGCTGAAAAGCTCGTGCATCTGCATGAGCTTGACGGCGTTGTCCTCTGTGTAAGGGATCTCTTTGCCCTCGCGGTCGTACAGGTCGCGCCATCCCTTCACAACGTGCCTTGCAAACGCCTCTGTCGTGACTTCCAACATCTTTGTGCCGAGATCAAGAAGGATATCGGCGTTCTTTTCGCTGACTTCTTCCTTCATCCTGTCTTCTATCTTTGATATCTCATCCTGTATGATCTTGCCCTGCTGAATGAGGTAATTCCTGTACTCAGGGTTCATCTCCCCGATCCGGGCGATTTTGAACTCGTACCCTTTGGAGGTCGTGACCCATGCGCCGTCTCGTTCCAGTTCCTTGCTGACCTCGTAGTCGTCAAATATGGAGCGGGGCTTCTCTTTCTTGCTTACCACCTACACCACCGCCCGTGTGATCTGCATCGTGCATTCCGAGACCGAATCATAGATAGCCTGGAACGGTACGGAACACATGACGTAGCTGTTCTGAGACCCCGCGTATATCTCCGCATCGCTGAATTTGATCTTCGGCAGGGATATCGTGTATTTCTTTGTGGTCACTGTCCCGAGTGTGATGGTCAGCGATGATGCCGTTGCCGCGAGGTAGGCTGAGTAGACATCGGGATTGTCAAAGTAAAGCTCAATGCTCCCGCTCACGTTGAACTGGCCCGCTCCGATATCGCCGCTGTCAAGACTTCCAAGTACTGGCGCGTTCATCAGGTTGTTGCTGACGTTCAGACTGACGCTTAAGACCTTCGGAGAGGTGAATGATCCGAAGGTAAGCGCGGCTATGTGGCTTGTGGCGTTGATCACGTCTTCCGTTGTAGCGTCAACGTAGGTTGAGCTTGCTATTGCCGCCGCCGCGACCGACCCGCCCTTGCCCATGAAGTCAAATGACCCGGAAATGACATCTCCCGCGGCTATGTTCAGGCTCATGGAGTTGGCGATCATGCCCGTATACCTCAGGTATGAGTATGTGTCTTCTGCGATCAGGAGCTTCTTTTCAAAGGACAGCGGCACTTGCAGAACGCCGTTTTTAAGCACATTGCTTTCCCACTCGTTATACATAAGCGATTCAAAGAGCGCGTCATAGGCCCCATAGGACAGCTCAAAGTTGATGCCCCCTGCCGCGCCTCCTGCCACCTGAATATGATCCATTACGTCACGTTCAGGGGTTATCTCTGCCGATGTTTTGGTCTCTCGCGTGACCTTAAGGCTCTCACCGGTTAGCCTGAGTACCTGCCATGCTGGAGTTGCCGGGGTAATCCCCCATGCCTCCTCCTTGATGTATGCCAACTGTGACCCGTCTGCCATTGCGAACAAATAAACCACCTCCAAATTGTCATAAAAAAAGAGACCCCGAAAGGTCTCCGCTTGTTGCCTTTATTTATTGTCTGTCTGTAACTACTTGAAGCACTCGCGCCAGAAGGGGATTACCGCGTTGACCTGATACCATCCTTCGGCGATACTGTTCTGCACCGTCACCGCGTAACCCGCCCGGAAGACATACCCTGATTGCTTCTTGTTCTGAAATATCGAGATCGCCTTGTCTGCAAGCTCTTTCGCCGCCGCCGCGCCCATGTTCATTGGAGCAAAGCACTGTATCTGCACCGTGCCTGTGTATCTGAATACGTTATTCCCCGGTGCGCCTACTGATGCCTGTTGCGCTTCCCCGCCTGAGATCGTGAACCTTGCCCACTTAGTGCCTACTGTCGGGGTGTACGGCAGGTTCTCATACTGCACCGCTGAGAATGGTTGCGGACTTGCCCCGTCCGTTACCCACCCTGCGTTGAATATCCCGGCAAGCGTGTTGAACTCTGCCTTGTATGTGCTGTCAGCCACCGTATCACCTCCTAGAGACTGTCAATTGCGGTCTTCTTGACACCCTGCAGCCATGCGTCTATCTCGTTCAGAGATACGGCGACGACTCCTTCTGGTGCTTTCTCTGACCATCCGTATTCAAGCATCAGGGCATAATCAAGGTTGTTGCTGATGTAGACCACATCGCCCTGCTTAAGGCTTTCGATCAGCACCCTTGCCCTTGTATATGAAATATTTGCTTGCCCTTCACTTTTGTCCGGGGTATTGGGTTCGCTTCTGTCAGCAGTGTTATTGTTGACAACCCATGCCCCGCGGAAACGGCCCGTATCGACAGGCGACTTGTTTATAATCTCCTCTAGCAGTTTGCCGGACACCTTCTTCACGAATACCGTCTGATATTCGGGCAGTAATACATCGGTGAAGTCCTTTAACTGCATCTCAAACTGACTCTGCGCCATGCTCGATGTTGTACCGCTCCCCGCGTTGACAATTTTGCCTACTCCCTTGCGGTTAAAGTCCTTCCATGCCATGGTTATGCCGTCCTTACCTGTAATTCGTAGGCTATTACAACGCTTGCGGGCTTTATGTTTTTGACGCTTGCGATCGTGTATGTAACGCTGTCAACAATAAGCCTGTCCGTTGAGACCGGGACTATTCCAAGCCCCTCCGCTGGCACAACCGCCCTCCTGTCGGTCGCAAGGATATTGACCCCGTCTATCTCGCGTGAGCTGTAGTTTGTTATTACCGCATCGCAAGAATAGTCAGTGTCGCTTGTTGTCGGCGTTTCCCACGGGTTTGTCTGAGTTAGTGCGGTTCGCCTTATCTTCTGAGTGCTGCCGAACTTTTTAACCAGCCTTTGGGCAGTTTTGGCTATTTTGTTATAGTCATAGCCCGACATAATTAGCGTACCCCGTTGACGCTCTCATTACGGTACTTACGTTGCCGCCGAGCGATTCATCAACCAGCCCGTCAATCAGCTTGTAGATACGGTTGTAGGTCGGAGTTGGGTCTTTTCCTTCAAAGTAGGAGATCGAGACTGCGCCCGCTACGCTCTCCGATGCCACGTTGTTTGATGTGTCGGCAAGAAGGTCATCTCCCACGTAGAATCTGAGCGCGGCTTCGCACGTAGCAACGGCTACAACGGTAGGGATGTCAGATTCAGATACTTCGTATCCTTCCTCGTCAATTACCCCCGTCCGTGGCCATGCTAGCGACTGGTCAGCCGTTGCCTTGCGCCCCTTCCACTTGCCGCGCCCCATGGAATCAAGAAAAGCGGTCGCCTTT